TAGTAATTTTAACACGCTCAACTAAACCACCTAAATGATATTTTTCAATGACATCTAAGAAATACAATTTTTTCATAACTTGAATATATAATTTTTATTTTGACTTACCAACTAAAATTTAAAGAAACGCGTAATCTTAGCATCTAACACAGGGAAATCATTTCCCCAACCAATATCATCATAAACTCCTTTTAATTTATTTAATAATACTGAGTTAAATGCATCTTCCCTATCTACATACCTATCTATAAAGTCAGTAATAAATTGAGGATCATTACCTGTAAATCCTATGACATCTATTTCAAATGGGTTAGGTTTTAAGGTAACATATTTCATTTTATCTCCCTCAGTAAAACAAGAATATTGTTTATCTAATCGTTTAAATCTTAAAATATCATTATAATGTACAGCAGCTTTAGTATTAATGGGACATTTTAATTTTAATTCACTGAATATCTCACCAGGTGATGGGCGTTTAGCTATATATGAGCTAATTTGTTTTACTCCTGTTGGTTTAGCTATATCTGACCAAGGTAATTTATTTAGAGATGATTTAAAGCCTACTATACTAGTATCTATTTCGTTTTTAGGTTTACCTGACATGATTTCAGATAATAGATTTTGTCCGAATTTCTTATATAATGGTGGCATATTTGATTTCATCAAATCCAACCCCATCATCACTAACTCCTCTACAGGTACACCTTCTTTATTTACAATCAACATAGCATATCTGCGTTTACCTGAGTGATAACTTCTCTCAATTACTACTTCTTGTTTTAATTCGAAGAAATGCATTCTATCATTAGGTATATTAAATGCTCTCATAGCAAACTCACCTATGAAATTATTAGCAGCCGTTTGTAATTCAGTAGCAATTTCTAATGTTACTCTAATACATTCTTCTTTATTAGTTAAATCTACTCCTCTATCAAGTAATATATCTTTTACATGGATGAACAGAGAATCAGTGTCACTAGTTATAATCCTATCTATATTAGTTGTATTTAGCATTTTATCTATATGCTTATTCATATATAATATACTTTCCTGTAGTAATCTTTGGCCAGTTAATGTAATTGCTGATGAAATCATTTTATGTCCGTCTGTGTATCTCCAACCATTAATAGCATAACAACCATAAACATCATTTAACTTAATTTTATAAGCATGTTGTAATCGATGATAATGGTCACCTAAATTAGAATCACCTGATTTATATGCTTGAGACATTAGTTTTTTATAATGTTTACGTTTATTAAACCAATCTGTTAATACCTCACACACTACTGACGAATTGTCAGTTCTAAATATAGCTCCACTGGCTGCTGTAATCCATTTATTAGATTCAACCATGTTAACGATTTTACTTACAGGTACTTGTGTTCGAGCTAATGTAAAATCTCCTCTAAGTTTCTCAATAGTAACTAGGGTATTAGGATCCATATCTACCAATTCAGAGTATGTCCATTGATTATCGTATTTATCGTTGTTTAATATGCGGCCTACTAGTGTTTCAATACCTATATTGAGCGAACGAATTATCGATGGATATAGCGAAGTAAAATCGAGATCAATAACCCACTCATATAGACCAGGAATAGGATCCTTTAAATAACCACCAGCATAATCATCATTTGTACTATCTTTCAATAACGGATTTATAGTTGTTGGTTTATTAGGTGAAACTATATCTTGTCGTTTTAAGTATGTTAATATAGCTCCATCATTTAATACTGTAGATAAATAGATTTGCTCATAAGGCACATGGCATAAGTGACATATAGCTATTGTTAAGTCAATAAATTTAAGTTTCTTTTCTAACTCAATGATAATTTCAACATCTCGTAAGTTATATTCAATGAATTTATTAATATCATCTTGAAATAATCGATCTAAACTACCTTCGTATTCAATTTTACCTAACTTAACATATTTTGTACCTATGTCATTTAATTTGTATGATGGTTCTTGTTTAACAATGAATTTCTTAAATAGCAACATATAATCTAGGTGGTTGATACCTCCTAATTCTATAGGTTGTGATTGATCCCATTCAGTAAAATTTAATTTACGTAGTGGAGATAATCGCTGAGCATCATCGTATCCTAATACATTTAATATTCGGTAATACATGTAAGGAACGTCAAAAAATCCACTATTCCATCCTGTAATGATTGTAGGGTCTAATTCCTCCCATAGATTAAGGAATTTACGAAGCATTTCTGCTTCTGTAGTAAATGGTACTATAGTTCTATTTTCGTTTTCGGTAAATGTTAGTTGACTTTTTTCATCTAATATATAGCAATAATAACGTTTAGTGGTATGATCGTAAACTGATACAGACGTCATTTTTTTAGGAGCAGTTTTGATATACTCTGGCGTTAACGCGCCTCCAATTTCGCACTCGATATCAAAATAAACTACATTATGGAATTTAGGAGCATCATCACTATCTTTGTATAGATCTATTAATACTCGAGTTAATTTATCTACGTCTTTTTCGTAAAGTGAAGTATCCTTCCAGTCGTATTTTTGTATAGCATGTGCCCGTTTACCATCTAATGTTTCTAATGGACCACTAGGGTCTATCTTGTATAATTCGGGTGTGTATTTAAAATCAATCCATCCTCTTTCATCATCTCTTAAGTGATAAGTGTAGGATGTTCTATCGTAATATGCTGCTTGATACATTTGGTAAAGATAAAAAAAGAGGCTTGGACAACCAAACCTCTTTAAATTATATTTTATTAAGTATTATATAGATCCACTTATTAATGTATTAACTTGTTGTTGAAGTGTTTCGATTTGTGCTTGTTGTTCTTGAACAGCTTTAACTAAAACAGCGATTATACTTCTATCATAAAATCCATAATACCCATCACTCCCCATAGGTGCGGCTGATGGGATAAGTGGGGCTACTTCATCAGCAAAAAACCCAAGTTCTACAGCTCCATTTTCTATATGTTTCCAGGTATAGGCTCTTGGGGTGATTTGTTTAATTATATCTAAACCAGGGATTTCTTGATTAATTTTATTTTTTAATCTTGAATCAGAAGCAGCACTTAATAATCCTGTAGCACCAGCTGTAACTGTTCGAGAACCAACGCCAGATAAAGAAGTTATTAAAGTACTCCCAGTAATAAATGTATTAGTTGCTATATCTATTCTACTACCTGAAATAAACATTACATTTGTATTATCAGCTGCTAATACTATTCTTTTTTTCTGGTTATTGATAGTCATATCCCCACTACTGTATTCAGTAAATATATAAGCGGTTCTATCATTATTTGAACCACTATTACCTATATTTATTATAGTATTATTATTATTTAAACCTGATATAATAGTCGGGTATCCTCTTGTTGTGAAAGTTCCACTTACTATTAAACTACCTGACACTATAGCACTACCATTAACATCTAATTTAGCATTAGGGCTTGTAGTACCTATACCCACATTTCCGCTAGAGGTTATATACATTCTTACGGCAGTATTAGTATCATCATATATAGCAAAATTACCATTATCATTTATTAAACTATAATCTGAGTTACTATCGGTATCTGTTAAAAATAATCTTGGATATGAACTTGAAATAGTTAAAGTACTTCCAAATACACTAGAGCCATTAACTAATAGGCTACCACGAGCTCTTACATCTCCATTAACATCAAAGGTAACGGTTGGAATAGTAGTATTTATACCAACTAATCCATCCTTATCAATACGCATTCTTTCACCTCCACCAGTATAGAATCTGTGGCTACCTGTACCAGGACTTATATAATAAGTCATATCCATAGCAGCACTAGATGATCTATTATAACTTTCAATATAACTACTAGTTAATACAGCTGAGTACCCAAATTCCATACCCTGGGCGCCATTATTAGATATTACAAATTTAGCTTGAGGAGTAGTCGTGCCTACACCAACATTACCACTACCGTTCATGGATAATATATCCGTTCCTGAGGATATGTATTCTCCCGTTCCTATTTTTAATATAGAAGCACTATCTATTATGTAATAAGCATTACCTCCCGTATTTGTAGGCCAAAATTGTACATGACTATTACTACTTACTCCAGGATACCCTATAGTAGTTGTTCCTATTACATTAAATATAGAATAAGGGTTAGTAGTTCCTATACCTATACCACCATTAAGTTGATAAATAATACTAGAGCTGATTGCTGATGAACCACTAAAAAGTGTAATGTAATTATTAGAGCCTGTTACTTTAGCATCGAGATACAATAAGTTATTGTCCATGTCAGTAAAGCTCAGTTCTGAGCCTTTTGCATTTGGGCCAAATTGTCGTGTTATAGGGTATGTCATTTTTAATGTTGTTTACATATAAATATGTGAACTAAGAAAGCCCCTCGATTGAGGGGCTATCAATGGTTAACAGGCTATTAGTGTCTCTGTTTGTCGTACTTCCATTTATATCCATATGCTGTTTTTTGTCTATTATTACAACAAGAATGTATTGCTGAGCCACTTCTGTGTTTTTTTAAAGGCTTTAAAAACAAATCAATTACTTCAGCATTGTTTTTATAATGTCGAATTGTAGTTCCGTTTAAATCATATTGTATGATAGGATATAATTTGTTTATTTTTTTAATATAATTTAGTGGTAAAATTAATTTGTACGGAAAATTATTAGTGTATTTAAAACGCCATAAACTACCATTAATTCTAATAAAGTTTTCTCTAGAGCACATTGATTTTATGTCCTTATAATTGGGAAGACTTATATATTCATACCAGATTTGTTTAAAATTACCAAACATATCGTATTCTAATATAGGATAATTATATTTAGTTGATTTTCCTAGTTTTGTTTTGGACATTTTATTTTTAGTTTCAAAACTTAATTTCCCTCCTTTCCCATCCATTCTACAACATAAACTGGGTGTTTCTAATACTTTATAATATATTTTCCAATGGGTCTCACGATTTATTAGTTGATTCTCACTACATTCTTCAATTATTTCGAATTTGTGATTTTCAGGGCCATACTTTTTCAATGAATTGTATAATTTAGTTTGACGCTGGCATCTAATCATTCTGTTATAATCTTTCCATCTTTGTTCTATATTTGTAGATTGTCCAATATATATTTTACCATTGAGACTCGTTATTTTGTAAATTCCTATCATATACCAATAAATATATGAAGAATTTACAAAACGTTGAGTGTCCTTTTAGCGAGTGCGCTGGGAGTCGAACTGGAACTGACCATCATAGAGATTATCAGTTGATGTAGACTCATGGAAATATATCTGAGCTACGCGAGCGTCTTGTTCAATGAATACAGTTTCATGTGCATACATAAATGTCCCCATATGTTCTGTTTCAAATCCAGGATCAAATACTGGGCTATTGATGATAGCACCATTACGGTATAATGACGAGCGTTGTTTAATAAAAGCTGTACGATCTGCTGGTATTTTACAACCTTCATGAAAAGTAATATCATATACACCAGGATACAATATCCATCCATTATAACCATCTACCTGAGTAGGTGGCATAGGTTCGTAATGAGCTAAGATAGTTTTATCTTTTAAGATAAATCCCATTTTAGTACTAGACACTATCTTTTGTACTGATCTGATAGATAAGTCGTACCCTACCTGTGCTGGTTTACCATGTGTGGAGTCTAATTTTAGTAGACCTTGTTCAATTATTTGTTCTGAGTTTAACATGTTAGAATCCAGCTCCGTTCTTTTCAATAGCGTGTAAAAATTCCTCACGGATTAAATTATCTTTTTCCATAAACGCTCCTGAGAACTTATTAGTAGTCATTACTGAATTATGTTTAATACCTCTATGAGAACAACATGTATGTTTACAAGCTATGCTTACAGCTACAGAATTACAATCTAATTTGTTTGCTATGTAATCATGAATTTGCTGTGTTAATGATTCTTGCATTTGTGGTCTACGAGAGAACCATTCTACAATACGATTTAATTTACTTAAACCTACTACTTGTTCACCTGGTAGATATGCTACTGTAGCATAACCTGTAAATGCTAAATTATGGTGAGCACACATTGATGTAACTGGTATTCCACCTTGTACTACTAGACCATCATAATTTTCTTCATTAGGGAATGTAGTAATATTAGGTTCGTTTGATACAGATCCTATAATTAAGTCTTTCAACCATGCTTTAGAAACTCTTCTAGGAGTATCGATCGTTTGAGGGTCTGCTTGGTAATCAAATCCTACTGCTTCTAAGAATTTACCATAATGAATAGTAGCTTCTACTATCATATCTTCAATTTCCTCAGATGTACGAGGTAAATTACCATTCGATTTTTTTATCTTTTCCATATTTTAAATTTAATCTATTTCTTCTGACTTCCCAAATACTACAGAGCGATTTCTGTAAAGTCCATTTTCTCCATCTAAACCATAACCATATATCCAAGCCTCATCTGTTAACTCTATACCATAAGATAAAGGCCAAGGATTAGTAGATTTCTTAAATAATACTATAGGAGTAATAGAACGAGGTTTATGGTATTTTCCTAAGTGGTCTATTAATTTAGTTAATGTATTGCCTGAGTCTAATATGTCATCTATCACATATATATTTTTACCTTCAATGTTGGTAGTAATATCTTTAGTAATCTTAACTGTGAATTGTTCTTGGCCTTGATACGATTTAGCTTGGATAAAGTCGATCTCACAATCTATATTTATTGCTTTAACTAAATCAGTAAAGAACATAAACGCTCCGTTCAATACACAGATCATTACTGGTGGGCTAGGATCGTTGTAATGTTTTCTATAGATATCTGCCGCTATTTTATTTACAGCTTCTTGTAATTGAGATTGGTTAAATAGTATTTTCATTACATATTAAAATTTTCATTTTTCAATAATAAGAAATCACTGATGTCTTTAGTACGTTTATATCGTTTTTTAGCATCTATAATTTCGTTAATAGATACAATACCATAATACTTATTATTGTGACTATAGAAAGTAGATGGGATAGGTAATGCATATGGATCAACAACTAGTATATTCAAAATGTATCCATTCTTTTTGAATTTATAGTTTGTTTCATTTAAATATGCTCCGTCATTTTCGCAATCAAAAAATCGAAGAGCCTTTAAATAGTCCTTTTGTTTTTCTGTTGGGTTAGTAATTACAATATCTAGATCACCTATTGATCTTGAAAAATTTAATCCATGTAACTTAAGGATTAATGAACCACCTAATCTAACATTTTTTGATGATGGTGATAATTCTGCTAAATCATCAATGATGATTTGAAATACATCTAAATAATTATTTAGTTCTTGCATATTAATATGTTGTTTGATTTGTTACTGGAGTTGCTTCTGCTCCTAAATGTTTAATACTATATTCATGCTCTGATACTACTGAAAAGAAATTAACCTCCTTAGCTATAGTTTCAAAAGCGTCTCCATTACAAGACTCTCCTGGTTGTTCAACTACTTGCATAGTTAATTCATCACCATACTTTATTCCATATAAGCCAGTACCGTTAATTTGTAAATATGATTCTTTACCGTTCTCAAATCCAATACGCAAGTACTCTATTTTAGTTGATAGTCGTTTTTGATTTGGTTGGCAGCAACTTCCTAATAGTAGTAGGGTTGATACTGTTAATATTATTTTATTCATAACTTATACGTTTAATGTTTTATCCCAGGCTGATATGTGTAGGCGTGTAAGACCGCGGAAGCGATATTTTTTAGCCATCTCTAATACAAATTGTGTACGTTCATGGAAGTCAGTTTGACTATCTAAACCAGGCATACAAACAACATTTTTAAGCGGTATATTAAATGGTATTATAAAGTCACGGAATACTTCGCTAACATCGTTTTCGTTCGATATAACAAACTTAAACGTGTAATTTTTATGTTCCATTATACGCTTGATGGCATCTGGATTAATACGTTGTTTAGCATCTAAACCTGAGTTAGAAAGCTTAGGTGAACTATTGATTTGGTCTAATATTTTAAATAAATCATCTTCAATTACTATTGTACCATTAGTTTCTATTTCATTAAACACATTTATAGGTTTATAATATGTCCATGTCTGTCCATTTAAACCATCGTACAATCTTACTTCTGTCTGTATATTATCCTTCTCTAAATCAGCCCAGTACTTATGAAAGTTAACAATAGCTTCTTGATGTTGTTTAATTGTAGGTTCACCACCAGTCCAAATAATATGGATAGTACCGTTTAATATATCTTCATAGATACCTTGTTCTTTCCATTGGTCAATTAAATATTGGAAGTCTTTATCTTCACCTCTCCATAACCATTGAGATGTACTATCACAAGTCCAAGTTGCTTTACCTTCTAACTCTAAATCACCTTTAAATATTTCACCATCTTGTAATGTTTGTTCTTTAGCTAAGTTATTAGTGAATTTTCTACTCATACCACAAGTTAGGTTACAAACACCTAAACGAATGAAGTATGATGGTACACCAGATGAAATTCCTTCCCCTTGAACTGAGTAAAATGCGCTCGATATGAGTAATTTATTTGGGTTTATTTTTGACATATTATCTTATGTTTCTTAAGTGGTTAATTTTACTTTCTGAAAATGGATAGAAATCCACTGCTATAATTTGATTTGTACTATCTATTACAATAAAATCATAACCACTATTTTGAATTAATCCAGTTGCCGGTTCTACTTTACATTTAGGATATGTTTTTTCTAAATATCTTTGTCTGTTATTTTGATCAGCACAACCTACTAATAATGTTCCAAGCATTAATGTTATTAATATTTTACTCATATATAGCTGTATTTTTATTATGTTCCATAAACTCAACTCGTGCTACTTTAACACGACCATTGGTTTCTTCTTGAACAAATGTATTTAATTTATCGTAAATATATTTGGCAAACTGTTCTGCTCCTACTGCTGGTATTACTCTTAATTGGATTAAGTCCTTAACATGCATAACTTTGAAAAACTCTAATTGAGGATCATCTTCAGATATAATAACAGTATGATCAAACATATAGTCCATCCATGCTTTAGGGTTCATACCATCGATAGTTCCTTTAGCACGCTTCATACCACCAAAATCCCATACCCAATTACGTTCATCTAATTCACCTTCGAACCATACTCTAAATGATACTCCATAACCATGTAGGAATCTACAATGAGTACCTTCTGCTTTCCATTGACGGAATACACAACTGTATCCGTCGAATAATTTTGTTGATTGATATTTGCTCATATTAATTGCATTTAAATAAAAAAACACCTCCCTCAAAATGAAGGAGGTGTGTACTAATGTTTAGGCATTAGCCATTTGACTGTTGGTTTTTCTAGAACGAGAAATACTGTACATAGCATTAGCTAATTCATCATTGATGCTTCTCTCACCACGTACAACGTAATAGATGAAACGCTCAGTAAAACCTGTCTTAGCGGCTAACTTTTGAGTGTCGCCGTTTTGCTTACGAGCATTGTAAAATGCTAATTTAGCTGTTTTGTTTAATTTATTCATAACTTATTTATTTATTTAAATGTAAGATTTTAGTCTTGACCTTCCAAATTTCCTTTTTCTATTTCGCTAGCTACGTATAGAGCGTTTGAATAATATGTACCTAACTTTTCTATAGTTTCTTGTGCTGTAACAGCATCAATAGCAAACATTTCTCTATTACCTGATACTCTATATTGGGTTAGGTGTTCATGTACTTCTTTTTCTAAATAGCGAGAACCATAACATCTAAATTTGTAAACTGGTATCCAAGGTGTTGGAACACCAGTAGCTGTGTTTATTTGTTTTACTCGTTCTTCAACTGTATTAGTTGTCATACCTATCTTAACCATACCTGACATAGATTTATTTACTAAAACATATATCCATTCTTCTTTACGAACAGCACCTGATGGGTCTACTATAGGTTCAAATAGATAGACTATATCAAACCATCCAAATTTGCCCTCTTCTTTACTATGGGGAAATAATGGATCTATACTAGGAATTCTAGTGTAATGAGTAGCAGTGTGCCAGAGATGATCTGGCACTTTGACATATAAGTGAGCTAAATGAGATTCTATGTAGGTTTGTTTTATCATTTACTATGTTCTGATAGTATTTTAGAAACATGTTCTACTACTGTTTCCCAAGTTACAGGACCATTCTCATCTGCATATGGTGTAGGATCTGGGCGACCTAATTTAATAAATGCTTCTACTCGTTCTACTGATGATGCTGATTTATAATCAGAGTACCATTTACCCAATTTCCAAGGTAGTGAAGTTATGTCTTTAATAACTCTATCTTCTTGATCACCTTCTATAAAAATTGGTTTATAACTTGTATTAGTACGCTTATATACTTCATCAAAATTTAAACCTAATGATTCACAACATTCAGCTCCATCTTCCAAAATACCAAACTTATTAGTTTCCATGTATGGAGTATAGTAATCTACTAAATGTGATTCCCAATTTCCTATTCTAAATGTTTCTAAACATGATTGTCTAAATTGTTCAGTTGTATCAGGATAAACAGCATGGTCACCAGCATGTAAACCTAAAGCAATAACACATTCAGTATTATGTTTGGTTGCTATTGATAATGCTACTGATTGGACTATTGAACTGAATATCATGTTACGATTAGGAACTACAGTTGCCTTCATGTTTTCATTTTCATAATGACCTTCAGGTACTTCACTTCCGCCTTCAACTAATGATGAATTTAGTAATTGAGATAAACCATCTAATTTAATGATTTGATGTTTAACTAAAGGAATAAATCTAGGATATTTTTCAGGTTCAAAATTTTGATTAATATATTTTACTAATTCAGTAGCACGTTCTAATTCTACTTTATGTTTTTGACCATAGTCAAAACTTAAACAAGTACAATCATAACCTTCATTTAATAAATGTAATAATAAAGTAGAAGAATCCATTCCCCCACTTAAACTCAAAACCGCGTATTTTTTATTGTCCATTTGTAAGTGCATATTTTGTTTGAAAAAATTCTTGTAAAAATTCCTTAGTATATAGATTTACATAACCTTTATATGTTGGATTATCTACATAACGTACTTTGTGGAGTTGCTTTCTGATTTGAGCGTATTCATTAACTTGTTTACCTAAATCAGCTCCAGCTGCTTTACCTAAGTAATCGTAAAGCGAAATATAATTTTCTTGTGACATAACTTATTTTATTATGATATAAAGATAAAAAAGAAGGCTTGGAAATCCAAGCCTATTTTAAAAATACTTTACTCCAGAATAACTCAAATACTGCTCCAAATATTAACCAATACCCAAGTGCATCTATTATTGGATGTATCATTGGTGAGTATGTTACGATTGCTATTGAATAACAAGCTAACATTATAGTTTTAAATAGATGCCAAGCATCAGTAGTCCATACTAAGAAAGTACTAGATCCAAAGAATAATTCACCTTGTTTTCTATCACCATTCTTCCATTTGTTTTGCCAAGAAAATTCTGGGTTAGTGAATTTGTTAATTCTAAATTGTTTAGTAAAAAATACACTTTGACGATAACGTGCGTTTAATGTGTCCATGGCAGCATTTAAAATCGCTGCTAAAATAATTAAGATTAATGATATCATATATTTGTTTGTTTGTTTTGCGGAGAATGAAGGATTCGAACCTTCGGACCTGTAACAGTCAACAGTTTTCAAGACTGCCGCATTCGACCACTCTGCCAACTCTCCGATTTATTTTGTACTCCGTACGGAAATCGAATCCGTGCCTCTACCGTGAAAGGGTAGCGTGTTAACCGCTTCACTAACGGAGCATATAAACCTACTAACGACTTGTGTACGTTATGACCCCCTTTAACTTATCACTAACCCTAGGTGTAGGATATAGGTTTAATTTTTTTTAATATACCATTAATAACTGTCCTTCTTTTGAATATAACTTTACTATATTATATTCTTCAGCTAATAAACGGGCAGATGTATCTATAGCATGTTGTAACATTCCTTGAACAAATGGATTCATAGGATCTAACATTTTTGAGATCAAATCAGGATTTGATTTTCCTGTTTTGCTCATATATTCTTCCATTAATCTAACACACTCATCAACAGTTAAGGCATGCCCTCTGAAATACTTTATTACTAATTCTCTCATGTTTTAAAGATAATATTTTTATCTTGCCATCCTTATCTTTTTGTTCTCCCCCAAGGACTCGAACCTCGATTAGTTGGACCAAAACCAACTGTCCTGCCATTAGACGAAAGGAGAATCTATTTTATGAAGTATATTCTTTAAACTTATTTATATTGAATGTAATATTTCCAATTTGGTTTTCCAAACTATCCTCAAAAAACTCTTCAATTTTATTTGTTGGTTTAGTTAATAAACCATATTCTTCATATGGTATATCTAAAGCACCATTTATAATAGGTGAAGATGTATCGACTGAGTTAATCCAATCAAATCCTTTATAGTAAATAAATTCTTGAGGTAATGATGCTCCAAGTAAATGTACATAATGATTATTTTGGATATGACCTTGTTTTTTTAATGAATTTATTACCTCAATTCTACCCATCATTTGATTAACTAGTTTATTTGGGTGATTAAATAAACGTTGATATGCTTCTGATGAATGGTTAAATGCAAAGTATTTAATACCTAAATCAATACATTTATCATACAAATTAGTTATTTCCTCTATTGTTTTTCCTTGAAGTACAACCATTAAATTTGTAGTCGACGGTAGTTGTGACTTTAGAGTATTTACCCAGTATTTCGCATTTTTGTACGTAGTATGCGGATTATTCCATGCGTCTGGCGTTATAAAAATATCAGGTTTAGTTAAATTTATTTTTTCAATTAAATCTTCAGTTGTATGGGTTACTCCCTCAAATAACCCATTGTCCATAATCATGAATGAGTTTTCTTGATCTCTATATTCTAACATAAATAGTTTATACTCATTATATTTGTCTATTAAATGAGGTAATACATACTGATAATCATTAAACATTAAACTTTTCTCAAGTAGTGAGAGTGGTACTTCATGTGATATTTTCATTGTATTAATATGTTTTTAGTTCTTCAATTGTTTTAGTTATTAAATTAACAAGTTGTTCTGTTGAATAATCATGTTTAAAATGATAACCCATATTATCGTTATCAATTTCTATTTCTACAGACCTACCATCAATCATTATTTTTATTTTCATATGATATAAAGATAAAAAAGGCCTCTTGCGAGGCCAAATTTATTTTAATATTTGTTTTTTATTTTATGATACTTGAACTACTGACAATATAATAGATGGTGCTGATGGTATATTTCCAGCTGCTGTCACATATTGGAATTGAGTATTTGTTTGGTTTGATTGATAAGCTAACTCAATATATGAACCGGACGCAAATTGTCCTACATAATTCCAAGCTGGGATTAGATAATCACCATTTTGGGTTGGGCCTATTCTACCCGCACTATCTGATTCATTTACTCCATTTCTTTTTAACCAAATATAAACGGTTGCTGCTGTTTGAGTATATAGTTGGGCTGAGAATTGTAAATTATATTCACCTGTATTTGCAAATGTTATTCTACTACCACTAACTACTGATATTCCAGTTGCACCTACTTGTGAGCTAAATGTAAATGAACCAGATACATTTTGTGTTGGTAAAATACTTGCTGTATTATAAAGAGAAATATAGTTAAATTGTCTTTGACCATTTATATATAAACCAGTTCCAACACCATTACTTTGTAGTCTTAATGAACCTGTTATTGTTTGATTACCAATGTAATTAGATGAACCTGTGTAGAATTGAGAACCGGTTACTGTAAATGTAGTATCACTAAATGTTGCTGCTCCTCTTACAATTAAACTACCTGTTATAGCTGTATTACCTATTATAGTATTTGTAGTAGAACCACTTATAATGATGCTACCACTTATTACTGTATTTCCAAGGAGAGTATTAGAACCTGATATTATATTACTTCCACTAATAGTATTATTTCCAACAATTGTATTATTACCAGTTAAAGTGTTATTACCAACTTTTAATGTTGAGCCACTTACGCTGAACGAGCCTGTTATGGTTGTATCAGCTTTAACATTCATTAATGATGATGTAAATGGAGTTGTTATTGTTGACAGTACACTAATATTATTAGTATATGGATTAGGATCAGATACAGTAGCAAAACCAGCAATAATTAAATCATTTCCTAATTGAGTATTAGTATCAGGTCCTCCTATGTTTATAGTTAATCCTGGAGTTCCTAACTCACCTAAAACATTATCTGTTTTTTCAAACCATTGATTTATACTACCTGAAGCATATATCCAAATGGTATATTTATCATCCGGAATACTTCCACTTGGGGTTAAAGTAATACCATTATCTAATTTAATAATAAATTGATTATAATTATTATTATCTGCTATTTGATTTGATACTGGGCTTAGATTGGTATGACCACTACCTGAATTACCTGAGTAGTAAATATCTAAATCAGTATTCCAAGTAGTGCCTGTTCCTCCTGGAGTAAATGTTATAGTTCCATCAAAACTAGCAGTTGTTCCTACAACTGCTGTACTAGTAGATGAACTTACTGACGAACTAACAAATAATATCCTATCTCCGTCTGCTTTTTGTACGGATAATGAACCACTTAATTCTGTTGAACCTGAGACAATAAATCTACTTCCTGATACTGTTACTAAATTTGTAGTTCCTGCCGAATTTCTTATAAATAAAGCATTTCCATCTATATAATTAAGACCAAGACCAACAAAATCAATATATAAACTTCCTGAGCGACCTAAAGTAGTAAACGTAGATGTGGTGGTTGTATTTCTTATATTTAAACTACCAGTTAAAGTTACACTTTGACTTAATGGTCTTAAGAATGAAGCAGTTGAAGCAAATGACGAACTTACAGCATTTAAAACATATGATGCTGTAGTAGCTAATGAAGCTGTACTCGCATTTAATGCCTGTAAGGCATAAGATGATGTAGTAGGAATATTAGCAGCAAATGAGGCTGTTAAAGCAAACGAGGCTGTAGTAGCTAATGAAGCTGTACTTGCATTTAGTGCTTGAGTAGCATATGATGATGTTCCTAATAAGCTACCTGTAATGCCATTAACTACATTTAATCCTCCACCAATATTAGTACTACCAGACACATCTAAAAATGTAGTTGGTGATTTACCTAAACCTATAAACCCGTTACTTTCAATAACAAATCGAGTAATTGATAATGTATCATCACTTATAAAGAACTGGCTAAATGCTCCATTACCAACAGAATATGTTTTTCCTACAGCATCGTTATCTAATACTATTCCAGGATATGAGCCTGATATAGCTAATATTCTTCCGAATCCTGGGCCGTTAGTTGACGTTGTTCCACCAACAATAATATTACCTGTTGTAGATACTGATCCTGATATTGTTGTTGATGATCCACTACTATATATAAGTGAATCACTTAATGATTGATTACCATTTGAAACAGGAATACGATATTGCGATAACGCGGTTTCAGTTCCAGGACCTGAAGATCCTAAAGGACCTGTTAAGAATACAGCACTACTAGATACAGAACCTGTCGTTCTTACATATATCCAACGAGTATTGGTTGAATCCCAAGCAAATGATGAGGTAGATATAGATGCTCCTGAATCAAGAACGTCATATCTACCAAAGCGTATTGTTGGACTAGCGATACTGACTCCAAAAGTAGAAGCACTAATTGTGGTAATTGACGATGTAGTAAAAGTAAATGAAGCAGTACCAAATACTGATAAATTTCCGTATAATGTTTGGTTACCATTAAATACATTTGAACCGGTAGTTGCGTATGTTCCCGATATAGCATTAATTGAACCAGTGAGAAACTGAAAGTTTCCATCTAATTCAGCATGGGTTAAAGGTGAGCCTTTTGTTAGTCTATATACTATTGGCATATTATTATGTAATTTACCAATAAATATTAAAAAATATATTATTCTTGCTCAGTTTCTTTATCGTTTACTTCAAGATCTTTTAATAAGACATTCAATTGATCAAATATCTTTATAGCTTCATTCATTTTATCGGTCTCTGATAGTCCGTTTTCATTGTTTTCTAAAACTTCAGCTTGTTTTTTTAATTGTTCTAATGCTTTTAAATCCATTTCTGTACTATATTTAATATGTTTGGGTAAATAAGGACAATGTCTGCAGGCATTGCCGCAGCAGTGTCCTCGTTTAGAATGAAATAGGGCGGTAAAAACCACCCTATCTCCTTCATTGTAATAATCTATGTATTCTACTAAACTACTCATTGTATGAGTTTAAATAGTCTGTTATGTTTTTAATAGTTCCCCAACTTACACCATATTCTCTACTTAAGTCTGATCGTTTATGTCCCGAATTAAACTTATTTCTTATTTCTTCAACTATAACGGGGGATATAAGTTTTGGTTTAGGTTTAGCTAAGTTATGTTTATAATATTCTTTTAGTCCTTGGCTTACTTTTTGTTTTTGTTCCTCTGTGTATTTATAGTCTTTAGGTCCTTTAGAATCCCACGTCACCTTACGTCCTTTAAGAGCTTTAGAAATTTTTTGCTTGGTACTTTCCATTAAAGCTCCTGTCCTATTTCCTAATCTAATGTTTAATCCTTCCTCTATACAGTTAAAATATTTAATCCAATGTATTTCACGCTCATGGAGTGTATCTTCACTGCATTCTTCAACTATTTCAAATATATGATTATTAAACCCATATTTAACTAAACTATTATATAATTTAACTTGACCTTTTATACTTAATCGTCTATACTCAGATAATCTACGTTTAAAATCAATAGTACACCCTATGTAAATCTTATTATTAGGACTTGTAATCTTATAAATAACTCCTGCCATACCTATCATTTATAATAAATATGGCGGGAGATTATTCTCACATATTCCTCCGTTACACTATTTCGCAGCTATTTCCAGCGCAAGCTGCTTGATCCATTAACGCAGTCATATCTTCCATTTCAATTACTTTAGATAAATCTAAATCATGTAGATGTCCTGTACGTTCATGAAACTCAGCTTCCGTAATAGTTTCAAACGGGGCCTGTG